ATTGCAGTTCGGAATGCTGTACAGTGATGAAGAAAAATCCGCTGAAACAGTATGAAAAAGAAACTGGCAGAGTGCCGATTGTAGCGACAATGGCAAGCGAATCCCGGCTGAGAAAAGAACACTGGCTGATTCACGGCTGTAACGCTTTTGATGCCAAAAGACCCATGTCACAGCCAATGTCTTTCTGGACGGAGCAGGATGTTCTCGAATATCTGGTGAAATACAAAGTCCCGTATGCTTCGGTATACGGCGAAATTTTGCAGGACGAGAACGGAAAATACTACACCACAGGCGCACAGCGGACGGGCTGTATGTTCTGTATGTTCGGCTGTCATCTCGAAAAACAGCCTAACAGATTTCAGAAATTAGCAGAAACACATCCGAAAATTTATGATTACTGCATTCACGGCGGTGCGGAAGCGGACGGCATCTGGCAGCCTGATAAAAACGGCTTAGGCTTGGGAAAAGTCCTTGATTACATCGGTGTGAATTACGAAAAGGAGGCTGATTCAGAATGAGCAAAAAATTCTGGAACTGGGTAAAAAACGAAGAAACCAACGAAACAGAACTGATTTTTAACGGTCCTATCTCTCAGGATACATGGTACGGAGACGAAATCACTCCGGCAATTTTCCGTGATGAACTGGCTAAAATCAGCGGAAATCTGACTGTCTGGTTGAATAGTCCGGGCGGTGATGTTTTTGCAGCATCACAGATTTATACTATGCTCCGCAATCACAAAGGCAAGGTTACCGTCAAAATTGATGGTATTGCTGCGAGTGCCGCTTCTGTGGTGGCTATGGCAGGAGATGAAACTTTGATTTCTCCGACCGGTATGCTGATGTGTCACAATCCTGCCACAATCGCTATGGGCAACAGAGCTGATATGGAAAAGGCTATCGAGCTTCTTGACGAAGTGAAAGAATCTATCATCAATGCTTACGAAGAAAAATCCGGTCTGAGCCGTGCAAAAATCGCTCACATGATGGATGAAGAAACATGGCTGAATGCAAAAAAAGCCCTGAATCTCGGATTTGTGGACGGGATTCTGTTTGCCAAAAACGAACCGCAGAAAAAGCCTGAATCTGAACCGGAGGAAGAACCTGAACAGGACACTCCGGAGGAAGATAAACCCGAAGAAGAGGAAGAACCGAAAGAAAAAAATCTGACTGCTATGTCCTATTCTTCAGCAAAAACTATGGACAGTCTGATGCAGAAGCTGTCCGCACTTTACAAGCCCCAAAAGGGTACACCAATCGACCAGCTCGAAAAAAGACTGGCACTTCTCAAACGATAAAAGGAGGAATTTATCATGACCATTCAGGAACTTATGGAAAAAAGAGCGAAACTCTGGGACGAGGCAAAAAATTTCCTTGACACCAAATGCAGTGATGACAGCAATACTCTTTCCGAAGATGACGAAAAGACCTATACTGCAATGGAAAATCGTATTACTGCCCTCGACAGAGAAATTGACCGTCTGACACGTCTCGAAGGACTCAAACAGAAAATGAATGCCGCCACTACTCAGCCCGTTGTGACAATGCCCGGCACTCATGTGAATGCTCCCGAAAAAGCATCAACTGCAACTGATGAGTACAAGGCGGCTTTCTGGAACAACATCCGCAACCGCAACTGGATTGATGTCAGAAATGATTTACAGGTCGGCACGGATTCCGAAGGCGGCTATCTTGTTCCGGACGAGTTCGAGAAAAAGCTGATTGAAGCACTCGAAGAAGAAAATGTATTCCGTCCGCTTGCAACCAGAATCCAGACTTCAAACGGCGACCGCAAAATCCCCGTAATTACCCAGAAAGGCGAAGCGGCATGGCTCGAAGAGGAAGAATCCTATTCTCTTTCTGATGATGCATTCGGTCAGATTTCGCTGTCTGCCTACAAAGTCGGCACGGCTATCAAAATCTCCGAAGAACTGCTCAACGATTCCGTCTTTGACCTTCCGGCATATATCGCTAAGGAATTTGCACGCAGAATCGGCACAAAGGAAGAAGAAGCATTCCTTATCGGTGACGGTAAAGGCAAGCCGACAGGCATTTTCAATGCAACAGGCGGTGCGGAAATCGGTGCAACAGCAAGTGCAAACATCACGTTTGATGATGTCATTGAACTTTTCTATTCGCTGAAAAGTCCGTACCGCAAAAAGGCGGTCTGGATTATGAACGAACAGACCATCAAGGTTCTCCGCAAACTCAAGGATTCCACCGGAAATTATATCTGGCAGCCCAGCGTGACTGTTGGTCAGCCTGACACCATTCTGAACCGTCCGTATGTGACTTCTGTTTATGCTCCAAGTTTAGCCGCAAATCAGAAACCGATTGCTTTCGGCGATTTCTCATACTATTGGATCGCCGACAGACAGGGCAGAAGCATGAAACGGCTCAACGAATTATTCGCTATGAATGGACAAATCGGCTTCCTTGCAAGCCAGAGAGTTGACGGCAAGCTGATTCTTCCGGAAGCTGTCAAGGTTCTGAGCATCAAGAAATCTTCATGATTACGCTGAAAGAGGCTAAGAACTATCTCCGTGTGGATTTTAACGAGGATGACAGACTGATTTCTGATTTGCTGCTCACAGCCAAAAAATTATGCATGGATGTCGGTAGAATGACAGAAGAACAATTCGAGGAGAACGAGGACACCACAAGAACAGCGATGCTGTTCACGGTGTCCTATCTCTACGAAAACCGCAATACTGCGGACTTCAAGAAACTGACATTACAGCTCAGAGCGATTTTATTTGAACAGAGGGAGGGTGTTGTCTGATGGAAATCGGGAACATGAATCAGCGAATTTCGATTCTTGAAAATCATGCAAAAGCTGACAGCATTGGCAACCACCTGAATGTCTGGGAAGAAATTATTTCGTGCTGGGCAGAGGTAAAAATCAGAAATCTGCAAAGCTCCTCCGAAAAGGCAGATACGGGGGTAACACGGGAAATCAGGACAGTTATTTTCACGGTTCGTCAGAGTCCTAATTTGTGTTACATCAACTCAACTACACATAAAATTTTATTCCGCAATAAAATTTATAATATCATTTCAGTGCAGGTTGATTTTGCGAAAGGCGGATACATGATGATAACCTGTGAAATTCATGAGGCAGGTGTGAAAGATGACATCTATTGATAATTTAGCTGAGGAGGTCATGAAAGGCTTGCAGGAGTACAGCGAGCTGGCTGATGATGAAATGAAAAAAGCAGTCCGAAAAACGGCTACTTCTGTTAAAAAAGAGATTTCTGCCAACGCTCCGCACGATACCGGCACTTATGCAAAAAGCTGGACTTCCTCAAAAGTTAAGGAAACAAGCCATAATCTGCATATGGCAGTTCACAGCCGAAACCGCTACCGTCTGGCACATTTGCTTGAAAACGGTCATGCAAAACGTGGCGGAGGTCGTGTGTCCGGAAAACCGCACATTCAGCCAGCAGAGAAAAACGGCGAAGAACTGCTCGAAAATCTCATAAGAAAGGCATTATCATGACCTATGAAGAAATAAATGAAATGATAAGCGAAATGAATATTCCTTACGCTTATCATCACTTTGCAGAGGGCGAATCTCCGAATCCGCCTTTTCTGCTTTTTTTGTCTCCGGGAGAACACGCTTTCGGTGCGGACAATCTGATGTACCACAGCTTTAAACGGCTTAACATAGAGCTTTACACGGATAAAAAATCCCCTGAAATTGAAAATCTTGTAGAAGAAATTCTCACGGAGCATCAGCTTTTTTATGAAAAATCCGAAATCTGGATAGAGTCCGAACGGCTCTATGAGGTACTTTACGAATTGGAGGTATAACTTATGGCACTCAAAAAGAATAAGGTTAAATATGGCTTGAATATGGTGCATTATGCGAAAATTACAGCATGGTCTGAGGACGGTGTTCCAACTTTTGCGACACCTGTCAGACTTCCCGGTGCGGTTTCGCTTTCAGTCGATGCAAGCGGTGAGGCATCGAATTTTTATGCCGATAATGTGGTGTATTTCGTTATCAATAATAATGCTGGTTATGAGGGCGACCTTGAAGTTGCTCTTGTCACAACCGATTTTGCAATGGAAATTCTCGGCGAACTTCTGGACGATAAGGGCGTTCTGGTTGAGAAAAATGACGCAGAACTGGCACAGTTCGCACTTTTGTTTGAGTTCGAGGGGGATAAAAATAAAATCCGCCATGTGCTTTACTGCTGTTCTGCAAGCCGTCCTAAAACGGAAAGCAGTACCAAAGAGGAATCCACCGAAGTCAAGACGGAAACGCTCTCCCTCAAATCGACTGCTCTGCCGAATGGTCTTGTCAAGTGCAAAACCTGCGAAAAGACAGACGAAACCACTTACAACAACTGGTATAAGTCTGTGTATATTCCGAATATCAGCACAGCAGCGACAACAACCAAAACTACAAAAAGTGCATAAGGAGAGTTTCACATGGCTATTAAAAAAATCATCAACATTGACGGCATTGATGTACCTTTCAAGGCGAGTGCGGCTGTGCCCCGCCTTTACAGAATGAAGTTCCAGCGTGACATTTACAAGGACTTTGCTGTTTTGCAGAAGTCTGTCAATGAACAGAAAAAAGCCGATAATTCGGAAGATACGGAAGAAAATTCTGCTCCCCGTGAATCTGGTCTGGACATTGAAAGTCTGGAGGTCTTCGAGAATCTCGCATGGACAATGGCACATCATGCCGACCCTGAAAATGTCCCTGATGACCCTAACGACTGGCTGGAAAGCTTTAATGTCTTTTCGATTTATGAGGTTCTCCCAAAACTCATCGAATTATGGGGCTTGAACACGCAGTCGATGGCGGAATCTAAAAAAAAGCTCGCCCAGTTGACAGGGAAATGACAACTCCATTATTTCTTCTTCGGTGTAAGCAGTTAGGCTTGTCAATGCAGGAGCTTGAACTGCTTACAATCGGGCTTATTGATGATATGTTCATCGAAAAGGAAAACGACGATTTCGATTACCCGTCACTCGCTACACAGGAAGATTTCAATTTATTTTAACTTGACTTATTTGTGTTTTTATGTTACAATAAGCATATAAATCGGAATTTGTAGAGGAGTAATAGAAATGAAGCAAAAGGCAATACCTGTAAATTCGGAACAAAATCGTGACAAGGTTATTATTCGTACCAGTATCATAGGAATCCTGACAAATGTTTTGTTGACAGCTTTCAAGGCGGTGATCGGGATTATATCCAACTCCATCGCTGTTACTTTGGATGCCGTTAATAATTTGTCGGATGCCCTGTCCTCAATCATTACGATCGTGGGGACAAAACTTGCCGGGAAACTTCCTGACAAGAAGCATCCACTCGGATATGGCAGAATCGAGTATCTCAGTGCAATGATCGTTTCAGGCATTGTTCTCTATGCAGGTATCACGGCTGCTGTGGAATCGGTCAAAAAGATCATCCATCCCGAAAAGCCGAACTACAGCATCATTTCCCTCGTTATTATTGCAGTAGCTGTCATAGTCAAAATCATTCTCGGAAGATATGTGAAGGCAAAAGGCGAACAGGTAAATTCAGGGTCTTTGGTTGCATCCGGCTCTGATGCAATGTTTGATGCCATTCTATCGGGCTCTGTTCTGGTTTCTGCAATTATTTTTATGATGAGTGGTCTTTCATTAGAAGCATATGTAGGTGTTGTGATAGCCGGCTTCATCATCAAGGCGGGAATCGAAATGATGATGGAAACACTGAATGAAATATTGGGAGTCAGAGCAGATAAAGAGAAAACGGACAAGATCAAAGAACTGCTTTCCGAAGAGCCGGAGGTCAGAGGTGCCTATGATCTGATCATGTATAATTACGGTCCTGATAAGGATTATGCTTCTGTTCATCTTGAAGTACCTGACACGATGACGACAAGGGAATTTGATAAGCTAACAAGAAGGCTGGAAAGAAAAGTCTATAAGGAAACTGGTGTTGTTCTTGTCGGCGTCGGACTGTATTCCTATAATACCAGCAACGATGAAGCTGCCGATATGCAGAAAGAAGTGCGTGACCGTGTTATGAAACATAACTGGGCGATTCAGTTCCATGGGTTCTATGTGGATACAGAAACAAAGGAAATGACGTTTGATGTTGTCATGAACTTCGATATCAGACCAAAAGAAGGAATTCAAATCATATATGATGAAATTAAGGCAGCTTATCCGGAGTATGATATACAGATTGCACCGGATGTGGATGTTTCGGATTGATAAACAAATTCTGATTTATCAAAATAATCAAATATAAAACAAAGCAGTCTTTCAGGGCTGCTTTTTTCATGCCCTGATTTGGAGGTGAAAGCATATGGCAACAAGAATTCGTGGAATTACCGTTGAAATTGGCGGTGATACGACTAAATTAAGCAAGGCTCTGGAAGGAGTCAACAAGGACATCAAAGGCACACAGTCTCAGTTGAAAGACGTGGAGCGACTGCTGAAACTTGACCCGACAAATACAGAACTGCTTTCTCAGAAACAGAGGCTTCTTGCTGATGCTGTCACCTCTACAAGCGACAAACTTGCAACGCTGAAAAGAGCAAGCGAACAGGCAGCACAAACTAAAGATAACTATGATGACTGGAAAGCAAAATTTGACCCTATCAAGCAGAAAATCGGTGAAACGGAAACCAAACTGCATGACCTGAAAGAACAGTCCAAAACGGCTGATGAACAGCTTGCAAAAGGCGAAATTTCACAGGAAAAGTATGACCAGCTACAAAATGAAATCAAGTCTACTTCTGATGAATTAAAGGCTTTGAAGCAGTCTGCTAAAGATGTCTCTGATGAATTTGGTAACCCGATTTCTCCTGAACAGTATGATGCCTTACAGCGTGAAATTATTGAAACAGAGCAGGAGTTACAGAGATTACAGCAGGAAGCAAATAATTCCAATGCGGCTCTTTCCAAAATGTCTGCTGTCGGTGAAAAAATGCAGGAAGTTGGCGATAAAATTTCAGGTGTTGGCGAAAAATTGATGCCTGTTACGGGTGCTGTTGCTGGTCTGGGAACGCTCGCTGTCAAGACTGGTGCGGAATTTGATGCCGAAATGTCCAAAGTCGGAGCGATTTCCGGCAAGGTCGCTGATGAGGATTTGCCTGCCATCGTGGAAAGTGCTGAAGAAATGGGGCTTGTTTTTGAGGAAGGTGCTGACTCCACCGAAACGGCAATGAACATCATCCGTGCGAAAGCCCGTGAAATGGGCAGTCAGACGAAATATTCAGCAAGCGAGGCAGGACAGGCATTTGAATACATGGCAATGGCTGGCTGGAAAGCTGACGATATGATTAATGGCATTGAGGGCATCATGAATCTTGCGGCGGCTTCCGGTGAAGAGCTTGCTACCACCTCCGATATTGTCACCGATGCTTTGACAGCGTTAGGTATGTCGGCTCAAGATTCCGGACATTTCGCTGATGTGCTGGCGGCTGCTTCAAGTAATGCCAACACCAATGTGTCGCTGTTAGGTGAGTCTTTCAAGTATTGTGCACCTGTCGCTGGTTCAATGGGTGCATCTGCGGAAGATTTGGCAATTGCCCTCGGCTTGATGGCAAATGCCGGAATCAAGGGTTCTTCCGCTGGCAACTCGCTGAAAAACGCTCTTGTGAATCTTGTGAAGCCTACCAAACAGCAGGCGGCGGCAATGGAGGCTCTTGGCTTAATTACGACCGAAACAGTCAATGTCATCGACCAAGCCGAAATTGACAAGGCACAGGCAAAAGTGGAAAGCAAGACACTTGATTTGGAAAAAGCTCAGATTGCCTACAACAAAGCACTTGAAAAATACAGCACCGATTCCACGCAGGTGCAGACGGCTACTGCCAATGTGGAAAAAGCCCAAATCAAACTGAATGATGCCATTGCAAAATACGGTGCGGATTCTTCACAGGCTCAGACAGCAACCATCAATCTCGAACAGGCACAAAATAAGCTAAACCTTGTTATGTCGCAGACTGGCGAAAATTCTCCGGAAGTGCAGACGGCTCTCATCAATCTGCAAAAGGCAGAAAATAATCTGACTGATGCACAGAACTCTTTGACGAAAGCACAACAAGGCACAATTGAAACTGTCGGTAATGGACAGTCTGTATTTGTGGATGAATTTGGAAACATGAAGTCCCTTGGAGAGATTATGAATATTCTCCGTGAAAATCTTGGTGCTGTCAATGTGGATTTGGTAGATGCAGAAGGCAACGCCCGTGATTATGATGACATTATTGCAGAACTGGAACAGTCAGAAGAAGGCTTAACGCAGGCTGAACAGCTCAAAAATGCGGCTATCATCTTCGGCAAGCAGAACCTTTCCGGTATGCTGGCAATCATCAACGCTTCCGAAAATGACTATAATGATTTGACAGAAGCGATTTATGGCTGTGAAGGAACTGCCCAGAACATGGCAGAAACCATGCAGGATAACCTGCAAGGTCAGCTCACAATCCTGAAATCTCAGCTTGAAGAACTGGCTATCAGTTTCAGTGATATTCTGATGCCGACTATCCGTGCGATTGTGTCTAAAATTCAGGCTTTTGCGGACAAATTAAATTCTTTGTCACCTGAAATGAAAGAAACAGTTGTCAAAATCGGCTTGATTGTGGCAGCGATAGGACCTGCACTGCTTGTCATCGGCAAGGTCATCAGCACAGTCGGAACGATTCTGACGGTCATTCCAAAAGTGGTGAATGCCATCAACATGGTGAAAACGGCGATGTCAGCCATGAATCTGACATTCCTGACAAATCCGGTATTCCTCGTAATTGCGGCAATTACAGCACTTGTGGTGGCATTTGTGTACTTCTGGAATACCAGCGAGGGATTCCGGAATTTCTGGATTGGCTTGTGGGAAGAAATCCAAAATACGCTGTACAGCTTTTTTGAAGCATGGGAAACAGGCTGGAATGCAATTGTTGCATTTTTCAAAAATCTGTGGAGCAGTTTGCAGGAAATTCTGCATACTGCATTTTCTGCAATTCACGATACTTTCACAACTATCTGGACAGCAATTTTCACGACTTTCACGACAATTGTCACGGCTATCCACGATACAGCAGTTTCTATTTTTACAGCAATCAGGAACTTCATCACCAATATCTTCACAGCGGTGCATGATTTCTTTGCAGGGATTTTCAACGCTATTTATACCACGATTTCTACAATTATTAACACAATTTATACAACTATTATCAGCGTATGGACTGCCGTTTACGAAACTATCAAACCTCTGCTTGATGCATTTGCTTATCTTTTTGATACGATTTTTCAGGCAATTCAGATTCTCACAGCAAGGGCTATGGACTGGATTTCAGAGAAAATTTCGGCAGTCTGGAATGCGATTGTTGGCTTTATTACGCCAA